ATCTGCCGTCGAACGGTTGCTCATGAGCTCCGGAAACCCGAGGAAATGAACCGGGACTCCGGTATTCCCGCTGATGAGCTGGATATTTGTCGTAATTTCTTTTTGCAAAGAATCGATGCCCGTGGTCGGCATGCCAACGAGGTTGTATTCCGCGGTCCCTGCCAAAAACTGCCCAATTTTCCATTTCATCGAGTTCAGGGCGTCGAGGAGGGCGTTCACCTCGGCGGGGTTGGCGCATTTGAAATACGGGGTCGGACTCGCAAAAAGCCTGTTTGCCTTGCGCCAGTCATAAAGGGATTTATGCAGGGCCTCGAAATTCCAAACGACCGAGGAGGCCTTCGAGGGCGTCTCATTGACGTTATGAGTTCGGCCGCCGAAGGGCCGGTATACGAAATACTCGGGAAGGATCTCCCTGGGGTTGCCCGCCGAATCCGTGTATTCGACGCGCAGAAATACGGCGTAATCGTCCGGGTCGGCGATCACGGTGTAGGCCCGGCTTGTGTAGCTGAAATATCGAGCCTTGATCTGGCCGGCCTGGAGGTCGGCCTTAAGGGTTGCGAGAAATTTTCCTTCGATCTCGGCTTCTTTAGCCCAATCCTGCGGGAGATCATCTCGGAGCCCGTTGTAGTCGACAAAGGCCTTGATGAACTCCAGCTCTCGCGTCGCCCCGCTCGTGCTCTCCTTCACGGTTTCGCGTAAAACCGGCCGCACGCCTCCGGCGAGGGTGAAGGCGGCCCGAACATCAATAACATTCCGGGCGATGGGGGTCCCCCATTCGGCCGTGCCTGCATACATTTTCCCGAGGCGGTCGGTCCGGGCCTTATAGGTTTCGCCCGTCTCCTCGTCGGTTGGGGGCCGGGTGATGTCGCGCCGGGTCGAATGAGCGACCGGGCCGCGGACTACCCCCCGGAAAGGGGAAAGCATTTGCATGATGCTGCGCATGCCTTCAAGATCTTCACCAGTCCCCCGCGACGTCAAGACACAAATCAGGGCGTTGGTAGGGGGTTGTACCCGCCCGCGGCGACACCGATCGCGCGCATATGGTTTGTGTAGATCGCATAGCGGAGGGCGTCGAGGGCGTGATTCCGGTAATCGACCGGCTCCTCCAATAGCCGCCCGTCTTTCGTCTCCGCCCATTTGTATGTCGACGCCTCAGCCGTCAGGTTCGTGTTTTGCGGCCGGGTGTATATTCGGGCAGCCTGCAGCATCGAAATGCCCGCCTTGAGACTCCCGGGCGCCTTGTGTGCGGGAATTGCGTTGTACCCGGCCCGGCAAAGCTCCTCAATTCGGTCTGGCTCGGCCGAATCGCAATAGATGGGTTGCGCCCCTTCCACGCCGAGCCCCGGAAGGGCGGCGATGAGGTCGGCCGTTGTTCGGCCTCGCTCGTAAAACAGCTCGGTAACGTAATAGGCTCCGTCCCGCTTGTCGACCCGCACGAGTGCCATCGGATCGTTAAACCCCCAGTCAAGCCCGTAGAAGGTCCGCTCGAACGCGACCGGCCAATCCGTCAAGGTCGGCCACGGCCGGTATATCAGCCCTCGTAAAACGCCCCATAGCCCGCGGGCGTAAATCCGCCAGAGCTGCAGATCGACTTCGCGGAGAGCCTCGAGTTCCGCACGATATTCCTCGTCCAGGTACTCGTTGTCTTTGTAGGTTGTGAAAACGCAAAGGGCGCGGTCTCGCGGAGAATCGAAAAACCGACGCTTGAGCCAATGCTCCGCGGAAATCGGGTTAAACGAGAGCATGATTTGTTTATACGCGGTCGTTTTCCCGCGCAGCCGCAGGTTGACCTGGTCGAGGTCGGCCTCGGCGAGCTCAGTCGCCTCCTCTATCCAGACCCCGGTAATCCCGGCGATGCTTTTGAGCTTCTCGCGGTCATCGAGGCCGAGGAAGATGATCCGCCCGCCGGTCGGCAGGAAGGTGATCTCGAGGTTTCCGCGGTTGATTGTGCAAAGGTCTCGCCAACCCCAATCCGTCAGGATCTCATCGAACACGGCGAAGGTCGAGTGCCGCTGCGTATTTAAGACCTTGCGTAAAACAGCGAATTTATGCCGCACCCCGACCTCCCGGGCGAGCCGGACGAGGATTTTCTGCGCGGCGAAAACCGATTTCCCCGAGCCCGCGCCCCCGCGCATGACGAGAAAGCGGTGCTCATCCCAAAGGAGCGGCCAATACCGCGGATTTATCCGCCCTTTGACCCCGGAAAGGTCGATCTCGAAGCCCACGGGTTACGCCTCGCCCGCGGGGTCGGCCTCGTCAGATTCGTGAGGGGCCTCGTATTCGCCTTCGCCCCATCCCTCGGGGTCCTTCACGGAAATGACCTTGTGTTTATGTTCATGCATTTCTGGCGCGTTATAGCCCCTCAATTTTGCCAACTGGTCCATTGCCTTGATGGGGTCTGCAAGACGAAGCTTGATGATGGGATTGCCGCTTCCGTCAACCAACTGATCGACCGCATGAATGGTGTATGAGTCTCCTGCCGCGAGATCAACCCTCCCTTGTGCATCAAGATGATCCGTGATATTCCGCCTGGCCAACCGCGAGAGCCGTTCGCACATCTCCTGGTAACTCATTATTACCTCAGACCGCGCTTCCGCCATGGCCGCTTTAATGGCGCTCCGAATCCGAGGTTTCTTGAGGTTTTCCGCTCCGATGGCGCCGGCGGTCTTTTTACTGTATCCGGCGCGGATCGCCGCTTGGGTGGCATTAAAATCCTTCAGGTATTCGACAGCAAAGACAGCTTGTTTCGAAGTTAACTTCATCAGCAAAGGACTTTTCTCGGGACGCATCCGTATAGCTGCCCCCAGTCAAGAACAACGGGGAGGCTGAAATGAGGACGTTGATCCAAGGTGACTGTTTGCAGGAGATGAAGAGACTCAAAACGGAATCGGTAGATGCCGTGATTACGGATCCTCCGTACGGAATTGCTTACGCGAACCAAGCGGGGAAACGGGTCTTGAATGATGAACGACCGTTTATTTGGTGGCTGTACGATGCTTATCGTATCGCGGCTACCGGAGGGGCCCTTGTTTGCTTCTGTCGGTGGGACGTTCAAGAGGCCTTTCGCTGGGCCATTGAAATAGCGGGATTCAAGGTAAAATCTCAAGTTATATGGGATCGTGAGGTACACGGAATGGGGGATACCAAATCCGCCTTCGGTCCACGTCATGATGTCATTTGGTTCGCCACAAAAGGGAAGTTCGAATTCCCAGGACGGCGCCCGCAATCGGTTTTGGGTTTCCGTCGTTTGCTCAACGGCCTCATACATCCCACCCAAAAGCCAGTGGAACTCATGGAGTATTTGGTCAGAGCCGTGTGCCCAGACGAAGGGCTTGTACTCGACCCCTTCATGGGCTCTGGAAGCACGGGCGTCGCATGCATCCGGTCCGGACGCCGCTTCATCGGCATCGAACAGGATGAAGAGCACTATAAAAACGCTAACAAGCGCATGTCGACATGTACGGAATAGCCTCATAGCAACCAGTATCCTTACATGTCCCCACTATCGACCACGCCAGGGGACTTGGACTTCCGCCCACGAGACTGAGAGGTTCTCAACCTTCTCATCATAGTCGGCGCAAATCATCTCTACGGCACGGAGGGCGTCATCATCCGAAACGCGCCCTTCGTCCAAGAGGCGCCGAAACTCTCGATACACGAGAATTTGAATCTCCGATGGTGCGAGTTTTCGCGCATACGCGCGCCGGATGTGCCGTGGCCTGGCCTTAATTGGTTGTCGCGGCATTTTGGTCATTTCCGGCGTCCTTCCCCCTGCGCCCGGAGGCCGGATTGAACCACAATTCAAGTTTAATCCCCCGATTTGAAGCCTATTGCCTTGACGCTCGAATAACGGACGTTGCCGCGGCAAGCACCCCTCCAACAAAAAAACCCATGCCTCGGCCGTACGAATCTCCGGCAGACAGCGCAAGGCAAATAGCCGCGGTCATCCATGCCGCATGCGACGTCATCAGAAATCCTAGGATGGCCGTCGATGCGTGCTCTCTTGACTTGATTCGAGCAAGAATCTCCGCCGCAAGTTGCGCCTTGCCGTCGGCCGGCTGCGTCATATCGCGATCTCCTTTTCCCCTGGCCCCAGGCCCGGGATGTAAACCCATCCCTCCACGCTCATGGCACGATCCCCTTCTTCAGCTTTCGGAATCCCGCCGGTTTTCGAAATCGCAGCTGACCGCCTCGGGGACCGCGCAGCTCGAGTTCTTCCTGCCGTCCGGCCCGGGTAGCATATTCAGCGAGGCAGACCGCATCCGCCTCGTCCTCAGAGAGATTCCCGGCGCCGAGAGCTAGGGCGACCCGCTGCGCCCCCAGTTTCCTCTCGGGGCGTTTGCCTGTTATCGCGAAAGCCGATTGCCATGTTTGCGCATAGACAAGCAAAACCGGGAGCCCGGCCATTTCACAGGCGACGCTGATCCTGGTTTGCGCCTCTTGCAGGGCCTTCAACGCCCGCACGTTGCCCGCGGGGCCGAGGTAGCAGTCCTCGATGGCGGCTGCGGTCACGCCTGCGTAAAGGGCTTCGCGCAGTACGGCGGCGAGCGCCGGCCCGTCCTGGACGTCTACGATGCCTGTGACCCAGTAGTGCGTAGTGCGGCCGGCCACGTAGGCGTAGCCGGTGCGCCTCCTTGAGGCGTCGAAGGCGATGTGTGTCATGGCAATTCCTTTGGGTACTTACCCCAACGCACTCCGGCGGCTCTACACAGACGTGTCATCTGCTTCATCATCGACCTGGCCGCACCGTTGGGCCGCGTGAACGCGCCGACGCCCTTCGCTTCACGAAGCGCCGGGATTGATGCATCCTCATGCCGCCTCACAAGTTCTTCCAGTTCGCACATTGGACCGCCGGCGTCGAGATAGCTCTGCATTGTTGCCGTCCACCACGGCATTGCGTACGGCTCCACCAGGGCGCTCACCCGCCGCCACCATTCCCGCTCCTGTTCCTCGAATCGAGAAATCGCCGATGCCGAAATGTTCCCCAGCGGCTCAGGCTTTCCGCCGCGCTCGCGCGCGCCTGCGCGAGATAGACTTTTATCGGCGAAAGATCTATATCCCGGAGAAGATCTCTTATCGGTATCGGTATCGGTAGGGGGTGAGGACTGTCCCGGACTTTTTGGGGACGCATCCGGGACGCATCCGGGACGCGTCCGGGACAGTCCGGGACGGTCCCGTTTTTTTTGCCGCTCTCGGCGCTTCCGAATCCGGTCGATGACGTAGTGCGGGGCATGGTCCCAATAGTCGTGGCACTCATACCGCCCGTCCTCCCGCTGGTCGATCCAACGCGATCTCAGCATCGCGTTTGCCAGGGTCCCTGGCTCCCCGTCCCATCCAGCAGCTATCTCTATGTCATCTAGCGATTCGAAAATCGGCGATTCATTCGCATGCGCTTGAAGCCACAACATTTCGAGATGTCCAAGCACGTGTGCATCAGGCTCTCGCACGTCACGTGCCAAGCGTTTGAATTTCAGGAGGTGTATGGTGTTGTGCTTGGCCATACCTAACCTACAACCCGATGTTGTGCGTGTCCGCAGAACGGGCACGGTTTCATCGGTAGAGAGTCATTATCCATCTAGGTCCCCCTCGGGGCCAAAATCGCCCGTTACGGCCGTCATGCTTTCGCTGCCATCCCCCAACTCTGCAAGCTCCAGAGAACGCCACAGCGGCCAACCTAGGCGGCCGCCTGCGTCTGTTTCACGTCCGAGGCCTCGACATCGACCCATATGATAGTCAACGGCGCGAGGGCCTGCGCCATGCGCTCGAGAGAGTCCGGCTTGCCCGGCTTCCCCCATGCCCCGGAGGCCAGAATCTGCGTAGGCCCAACCCCGGAAGGCACCCCCTCTCTAACCACATGCGCGATAAGACCGAGAGTCTGATTCCTGTTACCCCCGTCGAGATGGTCGAGGTCGTCGATGAACGCGAGGCCGGTTGCTTCCGCGAACGCGACGGCGACCGCCGTTTCAGCGAGCTTCCGTTCGCCAGTTGATGCCCGCTCGATGGGCCGGAGGGCTTCATCGCGGCGCCCCATCAAGACCTTGACCGCCTTGGCGTCGACCTCGAAAGCAAGCTTGTATCCATGCGCAAGGAGGGTGTGATTAACCGCGGCCTCGAATGTTTTGAGTCCGTCGGCCCCGAGCTTGTTGATAACCGTCCCATCGCGGAAGGCGCGGACACGCCAATCAAGATGCTCGTAACGCGCCCTGGCGGCCGTGAGGCTTTGCGTCTGCGCTTCGTACCCGGCGACGAGGGCGAGCTGTGCCATCGCATTTTTCGCCCGGTCAAGCCGCTCGTCGACCGCGGCGATTTCTCCCTCGACGGTTTCGGCCGTGCGCACGCCTGCGAGGCGGACGGCGAGTTCGAAATCCCGCTGGAGCTGAGATGCCTCAGTCCCGGCCGCAATGGCCGCGTTTGTCGCCGCCTCGGCCGCTGTGAAGGCCTCGACGGACCGTTCTTTCGTGCTCGCGGCATGCGCGGCGAGGGTTCCGATCAGGGTTTCCCTGTCCTTTATGCCGTCAGTCAAATCCATTCGCTGTTCGCGGAGGGCCGCCGTCGACTGCTTCACGCGAGCCGCGGTCCATTTCGCACCGCACGCAGGACAGGGCTTCCCGACTTCATAACCCTCGAGGGTCTCGGTGATTTCGCGAATTCGCTCGTGGACCGCCCCCAGCTCGCGCTTGACCTCCGCAATGCGATGTTCAATGGCCTCATGGGCCGCGACGGCTTTCGTATGCGCTGCCTGGGCCGTACCGGAAACGATCCGGGCCTCGTCGGCCGCCTTAGCGGCTTCCTCAGCCGCGGCCTTGAGCTCGCTGGCATCGCCCGGGGCCGCGATCTTCGCGATCTGCCGGGCCTCCCCGAGCTCGCGGAGAAGGTTGTCCCGGGCCACGGAGAGGTCTCCGATGTTCTTTTTGAGGGCGGCCGCGGCGTCCGTTCCCAGCGGAGCCCCCTTGCGGTCGAGCGGTGGAACCGGGGGCTCGGTCGGGAGTTTCGCCTCGAGAGCCTTGACCTGCCTCCCAATTTCTCGCCGGGCCGAATAGGCATCCTCGCCAACAGCCCGGAGCCCGGACAGCGTCGCGAGCTGCCGCGGCAGCTCCCCATCGGCCGCCGCGGGATAGTCTGCGAGCAGTACGTCGAACTCGGCCCCGCACGCCTCCCGCAGGGTCACGAGGTCAATCTGCCCGGCCTGAAATTCCGCAAGCACGCCATCGAATCCCTGCGTCGTTACGTGATCGCCCGGGAGAAGGCTCGCGCAAAGGCTCGCCGCGGAAACCCCGCACCATGCCCAAATCTGATCCGGTTTCGCCGCAATGGGCTTCCCCGTGTGGGCGTCTTCGGCCGACCATCGAACCCCGCCCTCGCGAGGAATAACGACCCGAACCCGGGCTCCCGCCATGTTCACGCCGCCCTCGAGCTCGAGGTCGATTCGCGCCTCGTCGGCCCCGTCGGCAATCAAACCTTTTGCCCCGGCCCCGCGCCGATCCGTGTTCTCACAAAATCCGAGGAGGGCAAATCGCACCGCCTCGAAAATGCTCGACTTCCCGGCCCCATTGTTGCCGGTAATAAATGCACCCGCGTCAAGACGGAGATCGATCTGTTTAAGGCTCCGGAAATTGTTGATCTGGACCCGTTTCACGTTAAGCATTTGAAAACTCCCTTGTTGTTTTGGCGTTTATCCCGGCCCCCTGCGTCGATTTGCGCGACCTGGGGGCCGGGTGGGGGGAATCCGCAGACATCACAGGTCCGCGGCGCTCATTAGAACAACGCGTCATCCCCGAGGAGGGCGGGTTGTTTCCCGTTGTCGTCTGCGGCCTCCACGGGCTCGGGCGCCTCGGGCTCAGCCTCGGCATCGAGGACTTCGCCGGTCTTCGGGTCAACATCGAAGGGCGGGTCGTCCTCCGCTGGTTCCCCGGCCAGGGCAGCCTTCGCCGCCTGTTTTTGCGCCAGCCGGGCGGTAACGTCAGCGAGGGTCTTCGCCGGCGGCGAGACGTCCGAAGCAGGAACGTCGATGTAGTCCTGCACCTCCTCCGCGATGGACAGCCCACGGAGCACGTCGGCGAACGTGTCGCGTAACGCGAAGGCCCTGGCCCTCATTTGGAGCATCCTCTTCGGAGCAGTGGTCCACGGCCCCGCCTTTTTCCAAAGACCAGCCGTCTTCGCATCCACAATACTGAAGGTCCTCTCGGTCGGATGCGAACGCCCCTTGCGCTTCACCACAACCACGGCCGTGTAATCGTCCTCATAGGGCTTGCCGGTCCACGTTTCATGGATGTCCTCAAGGAGCCCCGATGCCTCGACGAGGGCGAGGGCAGCGTCCCCCCAGATGGAGGGCCGCCCGTTGATTACCGCCACGTTTTGCAGGGCCTGCATCGGCTTCAATCCGACTTCGAGCCCCATCTCGATTGCAATCGCGATGGTCTCCATCCGGGTCATGTCCTTCGGGGCAAGCCCGGAGGCCGCAACCATCGCGGCGAAACGCTGCAAGGCCTCAAACGACGTGATTTGAACACCAGCGCCCATCGGGACCTCCGCCCGCCGTTCGACCTTCGCGAGGGCCTTGTCTTCGGTGATGTTTTGGTCTTCGCTGCTCATGGCAAGATTCCTTTTTTGCTCGCGGCCCGCAAGAGCCGCCGCCAAATGCCCGCGCTTAGCCGCACGGCGGTAAACGCATCATGCGCATCGCCCTCGGCCGCGATGCCCCCGAGGCCGTTCCATACAGTGATAGCCATCACCTATCCTCCCTTTTTACCCGCCGCACGGCGCGGTACCCACTGAGCCACCCGGCCGCGCCAACCGCCGAAAAAACACCGATGAATTCCTCGCGTGTCAGTTCTTCGTGGTGGAACTCGGCATTCGGATCGATGCGCCCCACGCCATGCCCCACCGTCAGCGCATCGTCCGCGTCGATACGAACCAACCACCAGTACCTGTCGCCGATGTGAACGACGTAGTCGCCGCGTGGTGGGAGCTTGGTCACCACCGGGCGAATTTCCCAGAGGCTTTTGGAGCCCCGGTAATCGCCCGTGATGTCGCACAGCTGGTGGATATCCTCGCCGCCTACATCGTCATACAGCCCCGCGAGGCCCTGACTGACTCCGTTTCGGAAAACTTCATAGACCGCCATCGTTTTCTTCCTTCCACCACGGCGATTTAGACCACGGGCCGACGGGCCGCTTGTAAATGTACATGCCCGCATTCAACAACTTGAGGAGTTGTCGGCCCTGCAGGTTGATGACAAACGCGGCCGGCTGCGGTCGCCGAAAATATGAAAGGCTCGGGACAATAACGGACCGTCGCGCCTCGGCCGCCTTTAGCAATTGCGCGAGGGTCTTGATTTGCTTCGGCTTAGAATTTGGCGCTGCCATGATTACACCCTCGCTTTCAGCGACCGCAGAACGCGGAACTTCGACGTGGCCGTCTCCTTGAAATCGATGCCGGCCAGGTCGAGCGCCCGCCGGGCCTCGTCGGTGTCAGGCACGCGCAGGCAACCCGCCCGCTCCTGGGTTTTCCACGACCAGCGCATCCCCGGCGCCTCGCCGAATGTGGCGTTACCAAGGGCGGCCTTGAGCACGTTTTCGGCCGCGGCCTTTTCCGTCTCCAACTCCTTCAGCCGCACCTTCGCCAAGTTGAGGGCGTACGCCGCCTGAATGGCGTCAGATGGCAGCGTAATCGTCTCCCCAGTGTCGTCGGGGTGGAGGGCCGCCAACGCGGCCGCCGTCGAGGGGAGCCCGTCCGGGGGAGGAGGCGTTCCCGTCTGAAGCCGTTCGTAAAATTCCGCGACCTCGGCGAGCATAACGGCGATGAATTTGTCATCCCGGCCGAACGAAAAGACCTTAAAATCCCGGCCGTCGATAACGCATCCGAGGTCCGCCCGGCTCGCCCCCAAGACCGCCATCTGGCATTGCACCTGGGCGATGTACCCGAGGGGCGGGTCCCCCTCGGCCATCTGCCGGGCGACGTGATATCCGAGGTCTTTAAGCTCAACCGGAGCCCCATCTGAAACCCGGAGCCGGTCCGGCGTGCAACGCAGACAGGGCAATTCGGGATGGCTCCAGACCGCGAACTCCCCGGGATCGTGCAATGCCTCGCCGGTCGCCTCCTCGTACAATTCAGCGGCGAAGGGCTCGATGATGTGCCCGCGCCGCATCGCGATACTCGCGTCCTGTCGCGGCAGGAGCCCCACCTTCTCAGACCACAGGGCGAGGGGGCTCTGATACGGATTAGCCCCGATAAGCGTCGCGACCTCCGAAGCCCCGATGTGATCCCGCCGAGATCCCTCCCACTCCTCGCGAGTCCCGTAAATCACAGGTTGCGTCAATGTTGGTGTCATGATAAGATCCTCCCGTTGTTGTTTTGGCGTTGCCTCGCCGGCTACTCCCAAGAATCGGCGAGGCTTTTTCTTTAGTTACGCACTGGCCAGGCGCAGGCATCATTAAGCTCTCCCTTGCTCGTCTTGCCGGAGGGCCTCTTCACGGGCGAACCGGCGGAAATACGCCTCCCTCCGCGCCCGCTCAAGGGTCCGCTCGCTCGGCAGACCAAAAACGTAATGATCCGCGAGAAACGCGAGGCCCATGAAGACCGCGCCAAACGCCATCCCGATGTAGAATTCCATGGCAATCCCCTCCTTTCAGATGGTCCGTGAGATAATCGCGTCAGCCGCGGGGGTATGCCCATCGCCCCCAGCCGCATTCGCCTCCATAAACTCAATGCACCACGTCTTGCGGATCCGTAACGACCGCCCGATCTTCCTGTGGCGCAGCTCACCCCGCTTGCACAGCGCCGTTACCGTGTCCGGGCAGACCCCCAGATACTCCGCGGCTTCATGCTGATTAAAAATCTCTCGCACAGCTTTCCTCCTTTCTTCCAGCCTTCGCCTCCATCAGGCTCGAGGCACGCCGCTGGTCTCGTGCGCTCGCCTCCACATCCTCCTTCAATTGCTCCAGCGCGAGATGCGCCTCAGCGATTTCCCGCGAAATCCGGAACGCCTCTCGTTTGCTGATCTGCCCATCCCGGAGCGCATCGCCCACCGCCACAAACACCTCCGAACACTCGCAGATGGTTGCAGGCAGAGAACTCGTCCCTACCCCCTTCGCGTCGATGGGCAATTTCCGCGCCCCCGTCAAACCCCAATGCCGGGCAATGCACCGAGCCAACTCAAATTCTCCCGTCACCTCCGGCCACGCCAGAATCACCCGCAACGGCGGCACGCTCTCGCCTTCAAGCCACTTGTACGTGGACCACTTCTTCAGCCCGAAATGATCGGCAATGATCTCCGCCGATATCCCACGCGTCTGCGCCCGATCAAGGTCCCGCCGCATCGCCTCGCGAATCTCACGATAGATATCCAGCATTCCAATCCCCTCACCCCGTTGGAGCCCCCGCACGGTCATACTCACCCAATGCGGTTAAAGTGGGCCGGCTCGGTTTGTTCGGCGAAAAGTTCGCCTGGTTCAACGCCAAGCGCCTTCGCGATGTGGGGGACGAGATATGCACGAGGGGCATTCGCACCGGCAATCCAACGATCCGCGCTCCACGTGGTAGCGCGTACGCCAATATCAGCCAGGGCCGCGACCAGATGTGCCGAAGTAGACCATCCTCGCTCGCGCATGAGCCGGTTAAGGTTTGTCGCAAAGCTCATTAAAACCACCTCCCTTTATCGAACTCTGGCGATATTATATCGCACCTTTGCAATATATGTCAATCACTTGTGCGTAAATGTTGGAAAGGGGTGGTAAATGCTTGGAATTATGCATCTTAAGTGCGATACTTCTCGCGTGAATGCACAAAATGTTGAGCGAGTAAGGCAAGAATTAGGTCTCTTTCTTCGCAGAAAGGGATACGGGGCCATTAAGGAAATAGCCGAAAAGGCCGGCGTCCACAGAAACACCGTTGAGCGATTTCGTGACGGAGGAAACGTCAGCCTTGAAAACTATGATGCGATTCAACGAGCCATAAGCCCTGAGCCGGTGGAATTCGACGCATCAACGCGAGAATGTCCAAGTTGCGGGGAATTAATGCCAGTAGAGTTCGGTGGCCGAATACTTCTCTTCTGTGGCCATTGTGGTGCGCACCTGGGCACGGAATGTGAGCGGTGTGGGCACCTAAACATGGATCAGAAGGCCATGTACTGCACCGCATGCGGCGAGCCTTTGACCGATGAAGCATACGAGGCCCGGAAGGGCCTTGCTAAGATAACCGAGAGCGAAAAGGAGAAGCAGAAGCGAAGGGCCGAAGAACGCCGCCAACGCGACGCCGAGCGCCGCAAAAGCGGGGAACCGAAACTGTAAGTCAAGAACCTTAGGGCAAGGGGGATCCACATGAGACGAGTAGTATTAATTGTTGGACTGGCGTTCGTTTTGCAGAGCTGTGCTTTCGGTCCGGGCATCGACTACCGGATCGCGCTAACGGAAGTCGAGCGCCCAGAGGATGCGAAACAACGCTATGGCGAAGCTAAGATCACCACAAATGAGGAAGAGGGCCAAAGCAAATGGCATTTCTCCGATGCCCTCGTGGCCATAGTCTGGCTGCCCTCCACAGAGGCTGTGAGCTTCATCCTCGAAAACAAATCATCCCATTCCCTTAAAATTCTGTGGGACGAAGCATCGCTGGTTGGGCCAGATGGCGTAAGCCACCGTGTAATGCACGAGGGAGTGCGGTTCATAGAACGCAATGCTCCCCAGCCTCCGACGGTCGTAGCTAAAGGGGCAAAAGTCACCGATACCATGTCGCCTTCAGATATGGTGGAATACAACGAAACTGTGGGCTGGACGCAGAATCCCATGCTTCCATATCGGGCTGGGACCGACGACCCAGAAGGAACCGCCGCCGTCCAGATAGGCAAGACCATCCGCGTCCTGCTTCCAATGGAAATCGAAGGCGTTGTGAATGAGTACACCTTCACCTTTACCGTCGAATCTGCAAACATAAAAGGCGCGGCCGGCAAGAAATAGCCCTGTGTGGCTGTGGGTGCGGGGGATGGACGCCGCGCTGCCTGTGCGAAGGGGGGTCGACGTGCTTTCGCTAGAGTGCCCGCATTGCGGCCACAGGCTGTCCATTCCAGAACGGTACGCGGGACAGCGAGGAAGGTGTAACCATTGCGGCCCTGATAGGGCTGGCTTTGCTATAGCGATGGGGTGATGGATACCAAAAACTGAAGGAAAATGCAGCCAGCACACCAGGAGGGTTGGACATGGGTTATGAGGAAAGGAAAGCGTTATATGAGAAGGTAGAGGCTCTTAGAGGGCGGCGCCTAATTGCCTACGTAACAAGC